GGGAACACCTGGTCGCCCACGGTGGTGGACTTGGCCATCGCACGCAGCGGCGCCATCAGAGAGGTGATGTTCTTGGCCATGCTGTTGGCCGAGTTGTTCAGGCGCCGATCGGCAATGCGCTGAATCAGCAGGATCCGTATGCGGCGGGCTGCCTTGTCGACAACGCGCAGGTTCTCGATCACCTGGTAATCGCTGCCTGGAGCGTCGAGCAGGTTGCCATCGCCCCAGAACACGCCCGGATAATCCGCGTAGGTCTGCGGCACGGACAGCCGCGCAGCATCGAGCACCGCCAAGGCGGCCATCTGCAGCGGCACACCGTCCTTGTCTACAGGGGTTTCACCCAGGCCAAGTACCGCGCCGGTGGCCACACGCATCGGGCTATCGGCAATGCTTACGGCCGCGTTGGCCAGCCGGCCGGCCAGAACGCCCAGGTTGCTGCCGTGCAGCTGCGGCACCACCATCACCCGCGGTGCTGACAGCGCGTCCGTGATCGCCTTCTGCTCGAGCTGGTATTCGCTCCAGGTCTGCGTGGGCAGGATGCCGGCCGTGGCGGACATCACGAACAGGCGTCGGGCATAAGTGTTGCCGATGGCCACAGCGGCCTCGTTCATGGCCGTCAGCTCGGCGCCCGTGGTCACAGGCTTGGTGATGACCACTGCCTCGACCGAGTAGCCGTTATGCATGGCCTTGGTCAGGGCGTCCTGCCAGCTGCCATTGGCAGCCAGGGGCATGGCCAGGCAGGCCCAACGATCGCCGCCGTTAAGGCGTGCAGCGTTGATCTGCGTCTTCAGGTCACTGGCCGTAACGCCCAGCTGAACGTCCAGATCGCTGTCTTGGTTCAGGGCGAGGATCTGGCCGACATTCTTGGACGCCGGGCCGATGTAGAGGAAATAGCGCTCAACTTCGGTCACAGCGCCCTGGCCGAGGTTGAGGTTGTTGACGCTGACTTTGCCGAGTGCCATGTACGCCTCGTTAAACAGGTGAGTTGAGGATCTGGCGCAGCACCAGGTTCACCAGCTCGCTGGTTTCGCTGCTGCTCGCGCCCAGGAACTGGCGAGCCGGCAGGGAGATTTCCCAGCTCTGCGCGCCAGAGGTCGCTTGTCGTTCGGTGTCGAGGATCCGGATCAGCAGACCGGCCTTGGCGTAATTCAGGTGCGCCTGGATCCAGGCGACTGACGCCCGGGTTGCGGCCTTCTTGCCTGGCAGGCGGACCTTGAACCCCAACTGACGCAGGCGCTTGGCCTGCTTTTGGGTGGCCGCGGTACCGGGGGGAACCTTGTTCCACTGTCGCATTTGAGCCGCTGTGCGCCGCTCGGATACGCCGTTGTGCTGCTGCGAGGCAACCCAGCGGGTAAGCGCGTTCCGCCAGCCCAGCTCGGCCTCATCGCCGCTCAACCGGGTGACCTCGAGGAGCTTGCCGAGGCCCGCTTCCATCTTCTTGCCCTTGGTGCTGTCCTTGCGCGGGGCGAAGGGAGTCCCGTCGACGTTCTTTTGGTTGCGGATGCGCTGCCGGCTCAATGTGCGCACGCGCTTGCTGACGTTGTTCAGCAGGCGTTTGCGCTTGGCCAGGGGCAGGTCCAGGAGGGCCAGCAGGTTCTCGGCCTCGAGCATGCCGCGTACGTCCAGCGCGAGATCGTTAGGCGCCATCTGCGCTTACCTCCCCGGCTTCAGCCACCCACAACTCGTACGGGGCCAGGGACCAGGTCCTGCCCAGCACCGTGATCTCGCCGTCCGGATCCTCGACCAGGTGCTGGGGCTCGATGAACTGAACCTTGATGTCCACATCGGCCAGGTCGTTGTCGAGCATGGTTACCTCGAAGGTCACGCTCGGCAGGTCCTCGCGGTCCGGGTCGTTCTCCTCGAGCCAACTGCCAACCAACGCGAACAGGCGTACAGGCTGGTCTGCGAAGCGCTCGATGGCGATGGTTGCGGTGTACTGCATGTCGCCCATGTGCATGCCCTGCTCACCCGGCTTCCACACGAGGTCCATCTGCACCTGGTCGGTCCAGCTGTCGAGCTGCTCAGGCAGCACCAGCTGACGATCAATCAGGTAGCGGGTCAGTGCCTGCAGCTTGATCACAGGAGCACCGCCGTGATGCGGCCGCGGCCCTGCAGGGTACGGATGGCTTGCTGGCTGTAGGACAGGAAGGTTTCGGTACGCTCGGGCGCTTCCTTGCCAAGGTTCTCCGCTACCTCCCGGCGGTTGATGGTCGCGAAGTCGTTGAGGGCGGTGGCCTTGGCACGGCAGTACACGGCGCGCTTGTACAGGGCGACCTTCGAGGCATAGCCCCAGCCTTGGACGGTCATGGGGTCCGCCGCGGCTTCCAGGTTCGATACGCCGGCATCCCGAATGGCACGCTCGACGCGGGCCAGGTCGGTATTGACCTCGCTCATGGCCACAACAAGTTGAGTGGTCAGCGTTTCGCTCAGGTACTCACCGGGCAGGCGGTAAGCCTTCTGGTACTCAGCCAGGGAGAGGTCCGGCCAGAAGCCGTTGTTCTCGATGGTCTGGTCCACCACGGTTGTTGGCTTGCCTGAAAAGCTCATCGCTGGCCACTCGAAAAGGGCAGGTTGCTGCTGCGGGAAGGTCGGGGTCATGAATGACTCGGCCTTGCCGTAGCAACTCCCTGCGGGGGGGGAAGACGGTTACTCGGTGTCGGTGCTGTCGCCGGCCGGCTTGTGCTCGGCCGCTGCCTGCAGAACTTCATCGAGACGGGTTGCAACCTGGGCTGTGGCCTGACCTCCCTCAGCGATCGCTTTGGCCAACGCCTTGCGTGAACCCGCCAGACGCGTGCCTACGCCAATGCTTTCGTACAGGGACTCGGCTCGCTCGAAGTGCACAATGGCGGAGGCCCAATCCTTGCGGTCCATTGCCAGCACGCCGAGCTGCTTGTGGTATCGAGCCGGAATGCGCTCGAACAGGGACCACTCACCATCCACACGGGGCAGCAGGTCGCTGACGTAGGGCTCAGGACTGCGACCGGCTTTGTATTCGGCCTCGGCCCACTCGATCAGCTCGTCCGCCACGAAGGTGGGAATGTCGCGGTTGAAGCGTTCCGGCAGTGCCTGCCCTTGGGACATGGCGAAGTCGGCCAGCTCCAAGGCCTGCTCGAACTGGGTGGTGTCGAACAGCCAGACCAGGACGTACATCAGCACCTGGTTGGGGAAGTTCAGACCGGATTCGCGATAGCGACCGACGTACTCCAGGTACTTGGGCAGCAGCTCGTCACGCTTGACCACTTGCCGCTGCTCGAGACTGTTGAAACCCGACAAGCGCTCGAGGTCGACCAGCAAGGCGTCCTCCATGAGCTTGTAGTGCTTCTGGGCATTGGCCGGGCTGGTCAGCGCTGCGGCCGGCGAGTACGCCAACGGTGCGGCACTGGCGGCAGCAGCTGCCGAGCCTTGTGCGAGGGTGCGCCGCTTGTGCGCCAGTGCCAGGCTCATCAGATCACCTCAACGTTTTCGGTCAGGGCGATCTTCTCCAGCTGCTCGATCACATAGCCTTCGTTACGGCTGTTGTAATCCTCGACGCGGGAGCGTTTCGGGTTGTCGATGGTCTGCTTCCGCCAGCTGGTGTCCTGGTAGTAGATCGACAGGTTGTCGAAGCTGGTGACCAGTACTGCGTTGACAGGGAAGTACGGCACGCTGAACGCAGGCAGGCCGCCGTAGGTGGCGATAACCTGCTGGCTCTCGATGCGCTCCTTCTCGGTCGGCGTGCTGCCCTGGCTGGTATACAGCTTGGCCTTGTCGGCGGCCAGCAGGTCGCTACCGATGATGGCGATCAGGTCACCACCGTCACGCACACGCTCATCGATCATCTGCTTGGTGTCGTGCACCAGGGCGTCGAGGTTCGCATAATCGCCGTTGACGCCCATGGTCACCTTGCCAGCCACCGCGCCTTCCTTCAGCACCTGTGCCGGGACCTGCTCACGAGCCTGCTGCAGCCAACCCTTGTTCACATCCTGGAGCAGAGGGTATGCGGTCATGTCGGTCTGAACGGCAGCATGAGTACCGTGGAAGCCGACCATGATGCGGTCCAGGGCGATTTGCTTCTGCACCGCGGCCGAGTACTTCTGATGGAAATCAGGGAATTTCGCCCAGGCATCGATCTTGGCGTAAGCCAGACTGACATCCGACTCGGTCGAAGACAGCTCGTACGTATCCTGGTCCAGTGCCGAGGCATCTTTCGCCTCGCGATCGGTGGTCTTGGTGTTAGTACGACCGGTCACTGGGCCGGAGGTACCCAGGAACACCTTCTGGCCCTTGATTTCAGTGACCGGGGTGATGTTGATGCGCTGCAGGAAGTCAGCCTTCGCGGTGATCGCGTCGTTCAATTCCTGCGCGATGGTGGGCTCGACGCTGAACATACGGGTGACAACTTCCACCCCGTAGGTTTCGGCCATCGCCACTTGCATCGCAGCGTACATCTGCGCGCCGTAGAGACTCAGGTTTTGGGCCATGTCAGAGCACTCGCTTCGCTTTGTCGGTGGTTACACCAGTGGTGCGAGGCACCTGGCGACCTTGTGGCGTGTTCTGCAGCGCGCTGAATTGCTTCTGCAGGTCCTTCAGGGCCGAGAGCACAGCCTTGTTACCGCCACCATTGCGGCGGAACTCGCGTTCCTCTTCAGCCGTGGTGACGATCTCGTCGACAGCGGTGCTCACATCGTCGACCAAGGTTTGATCGGGTTCTGGTGCATCTTCAGCGGCAGGCTCGATCACTGCCTGGATGTCGGCAGCGACAACCAGCAAC